CCTGACAAGTGATGCAATTGCGCTTCCTTGCGTACCATCTCTGCCCCGATACGCAGAGTTTTCTCCAATTCTTTCGGTCCTGTTACAGACCATCGCATGAGTTTTGCTTGGAGCGCCTCTAGTTGCTCGGCCCCATAGACACCCGATTCTCCTGATGTCCTTATGTTTACAAACTGGTCCCGCGCCATTGCTATCTCACTATCCCGCGCCATAATACATACTGGTCCATCACCCTTTTCACGGACGCCGGTATATCCGTCTCATACGTTATGTTTTTATCCCCAACGTTTACCGACCTCACACCAACCCGCGCGCCAGTCCCTCGCTCATACCAGAAGCGAACAAGCTCCTTGACCGCGCTCTGGATATCCCATGGTATCGTCGCAAAGCCTACATCGTAAACCAATTTGACGCTATTCGGCCACCTGAGAAAAACATCCGAGACGGTTTTGATCATTCCATAGCTTGTGTAAACAGTGTAATTCGATGCGCTCACAAGCGTATCGCTCCCGTAAGCCCATGCCGTGTCGATGTTAATGCTTACCACGGAATTGATCGGCTTCGATCTCGTTATCAGCGTCCGGGTGTTATCGCCGTCATAGTATTCTGTCAGACTTGTATTTCTCACGATGGTCGATCTATCCGTGTATTCCAGCGCCCACTGAGAAGCAGCGTTTATCATCAGGTCCATCTCAGTTTCTTCTGTCCCACCACTCGGGATGCCGAGATAGTTAGCCATAGAGGTAGTAGTCACGAGAGCTATAGTTGAATCCAGCGCGCTGCTCATTTCGTCTTCACTTGCTCCGCACGGACCATCTTGTCCCTTGGCGACTTGGTGAGTTTCTTCTTTTTCAAGAGGAGGAGCCGAAGCTCCTCCCCTTCTACGATCTTGTTAGACCTTGATGTATCCATAGGTCACGTAATCCACCGACGTTGACTGAGAGGTCGCCCCCGTGGGGATTGATATCCTCATCGGTGATCCCTTGGTATTTCCAAAGTAGCGCCCGATATCGGAGTATCCCGTAGTTGCAACGAAGCCAGCCGTCAAGGTTACAGCCGCCGCCCCCGATCCGTTGTAAGGCCCGAGCCAGAAGATCGGCCCCGAGGTGATAGCCGTCGCTACCGCCGTGGTAAGCCCGATCAGAGAACTCGTTGCCCCCGCCGATGCAATCGCATAGTTCCACGTCCCGTTAGCGGCGTAGTACGCGATGTTATCCCCTGATGCTATCGCCCCTGCAATGGCAGGTGAGACAGTAAGTTGGGAAGCTCCCACCACCGCGGTTCCCGTGCCGTTTTCGACGGAACTCTGGATATAGCAAGTCGGACAGGAAACGTTCCCCGTGAAACTAAAGGCCATGATAGCCAGTCGCTTTCCGGAACTCCCATCAATGGTGCGGACCGTCTCCAAGGCAGTTCCGCCCGCCTTCAGCCCCTTGCTCCCTACTGAGTCAAGATATGCATTGAGACCCATATTCTTTCCTTTCGCCTGCCTGGTATTTCAAGGCTTCTGCTTTCGCAGACTGGCTATTAGGCAGCCGCCGTTTTGACCGCGACGAATGCGCCGGTAACGGCCGTGGTGAATGCGGCGCGAAGCCTCATCCTGAAAAACACCTGGTTGTACTCTAGTGAGTAAGCAGTCTGGTCGAACACCCGGAACTCCATCCCAACCCGGTTGCCGTAGTAGAAATACTGCGGGTTCCCGAAGATCATGAACTTGGTTCCGACCGCTGAGGAAGAGTTGGGAACCATTCCGTCCGTAGTCAGTACCGGATATCCCCAGAGAGTACCCTTTCCACTCATCGCTCCCATGCCGGTCTGGGAAGCAATCAGACCACCGCCCGCGAGGTCCATGCACCAGATCGGCCTTCCTTGTGCATCTACCAGCTTTCGGAGGTTATCAAGCACGGTCGCGTGCATGACGAATTTCGCACCGATACGCTTGTTTTCCGTGGTAAGCTGCTGCACCACCGTATATCCATCGGCCCATGCCATACTGTCAAACGAGGTCTGCCCCGCCGCGAGAGTAAACACGTTCCCCGCTCCACTCAGCATGCCGGTAAACGGATTTGCATTTGACTGCGTAGTCTGGTAGTCGAACTCGTAACCCCACGCCTGGCCGAAGATGTCCCTGTAGTATGCCGCAAGCGGCACAAGGGAATCCTCGTTCATCTCATCGACGACGCCGGTCCAGATCGCCCCCGTATAGCTCGTGAGCGTGCCCTGGGAGAAGGTAGGATTTACTTCCGTATTTGCACTTGTCTGCGCCACATTCCATTTCCAACTTGCCGACGCATCCTGGATAGGGAACAGTAGCGTCCGCGTGCTCATCGGGAGTTCCCGAACCTGGCCCATCATCTGGCTGGACTGCTTGGCGACGTAGGCCACTTCCCCCGAATACTGCACGGGAACCAGATAGCTACCCGTGGTCGCATCGGAATACAACGGCGTCCCGAGATCGGCTTTCAGCGAAGGCGCATGGAAAATCCCATCTGTTTTCGGCGTCACATTGTACTCGCCAACGGAGAATTGATTCTCCTCAGCCGCACTGAGTCTATGCCCGCCCCCGCCGTACTTGTTAAGCAGTTCACGGTCACCGTTCCGGACACCCTTGATGTACTTGCCGAAGTTGTAAAGCGTTTCCTCTTTGACATGCTGCGTGGAGAACTTCTCCACCCAGTTGTGCGAGGTAACTTCCGCCAGCTTGTCACGGCTGACTTTCATTTCCTCTTTGAGTGCCTTGAGCTCGGCTTCGCTCTCGGCAGCCTTTTTATCTACCTCTGCCTTACTGATGGCATGAGTAGCCTCGGTCTCAGCAAGGTACTTCTTCAAGTCATCTTGTGACTTGATCTCATCCGGTTTCATTGATTTGTCCCTTTCAGTGAATCGAAAGCGTCCGGTTCTTTTTGCCCGCTGGGTTCGTTGGCACCGAACATAGCTGATACAGCACTTGTCTCCGATCCGCCTTCTGTTGGTGATATGACTGGTTTCGTCACATCGGAAAGCAACTCGGAAACGTAAGACTTCTTTTTCTCTATCATAGTTTCCAACAATTTTATCCTTTTGTCAAGTGCCTCGATTTCTGCCTTGGTATCCATGTCTTCCCCCGTTTCCGCCCTCTGTGCGAGGGCATTGTAGTTGCTCGGAACATTGCAGATAGAAAACTCCATAAGCTCCCACTTGCGATGCACAAGCCTTGTAGGGTCTTTGGAATCCTCTACGAATTCCACGGTGTTAGGCTTGAATCCTATCGACCCTGCCGATATGATTCCACTCTTGACTTTCTGCCCCACCATGTAGGCAAAAGGATCGTTGTCCCTGCTATCGAAGCGCACCTTACCCACTACCTGGCCGTCCTTGACCTTTGGGCTTTCCATCTTTCCGATAGCCGGGCGTAAGTAGTCGTGAGCCCAGAGCACTACTGGATTTTGCTTGTAGTGCTTGAAGTCGGCCCCCGCCGGGTCCACCCGCTCCATGTCCCTGTCAAGAGACATATCGGATAGCACCCAGTCCGCGGAGTCGCCGTCAACCGACTTGAACTGGACATCGGCAAATAAGGTTATATCGGAAAGTACAGCTCCGTCTTTGGTGTTATCCTTGAACCAGCTAAACAGCTCCTCGGAGTCAAGCTCCTTGTCCTCCCATATATCTCCGCTCTTTATTCTAACGTGCCTCATTCTTTTACCCCCACTAAAATCTTTGCCTTCCCACGCGTCATAACAGATAGCTGCCGCTTGATCCTGTTCGTAGCCGGAGTTTACATAGTGCGCTATACATCGTGAAATAAACTCACTCTGGCTCTCGCCTGCCGCCGGAGTAACAGTCTTGTCGTCATCTTTAGGATTGCGTTTTGGCATCATGTCACCCTCCCCCAAACACCGGCAGACTAAGGCATCTACAGTTAATAACGTTCCCCGCATCCCCGTTGGGATCATTCGGCCTTTCCAGCCCATTGGAAAACTTCTGCCCTATCTCTACAACCTCACCATCAATATCATGTCCCGCGCGGACCCGCTCATCCCCGGCTGACAACCACTCATGCTTACTGATCCCTACATCCCTGAATCCTGCTACCCTGCTATCGTTTATCGCCCCGCCTATCTCAGTACGTGCAATAGTAGGAGCACGGTTAGAAACGATATTATACACGCCGCGTAGAGAATCAGCCATCTCGGATTCCGTCCAACCATACTGTATTCCATCTCCCAGCTTCGCCCGCAACTCTGCACGCACCGTATCAGGTATGTCTTTCAGGCTGCCCTTGTTAATCCTGTATTCCAGCATGTCCTTCGCGCGCGTATCCCAGATAGACCATGGATCGCCGCCAAGTAACCCAAGATCGTTAAAAATGCTCTCTAATTGATTTCCGGCCGCGTCGACTGCTTTCACAAAATAAGGACGCGAGATACTTTTTAATTCATCACTGAACTCAGCCCATCTTACCTCATCAGTCAATTGATCGGCTACAGAATGAGCATTATCTTTCACTGCACGAGTAAATCCATTTGATAGCAATATCCCGAGCTGTTCTTGCCGAATGCCGTATATCCATGACTTGATTGCCTTAGCATAGCCCCGCTCGATTCCTTCCCACGCCTTGATCACCATCTCCCAATGCTTGGTCCTATACTCGGGCGTGTAGACTTTCGCCTTTGTTTCGACCGGAAAAAAAGAAGCCTGCTGATCTCCCTGGCCGACCTGCGGAGGAGTCGCCGCCGGTGCCTGAGGAGGATTCTCGGCGTTCGACTGGGCTATATCAGCAGGCGTGAGACTGATCGGTACCCACCAGATATCTCCCCACTCTACCGGGTCCATGCCAAGCTCTTCACGCGCCTCATTCGCCGTCAACAACCCGGCCTTCACATCCTCGCGTAAGCGTGTATGAAGCAGGTCAGCATCGACCTGTAATTCATCTATGCCATCGGTGTTGAACTCGCCTTCCATGTCCAAGCTGAAGCGGTCAAAGAAATCATGCTCCAACTTATCCTCGAAGTATTTCAACTCCGGCATGAGCGTAAGATTCCAGAACGCCCGCATCTGCTCTTGCGTATCCTTGCCTGATAACGTAGTGCCCGGCTTACCTAATCCTACCGCCGCCAGGGGTACGCCGAACTTCGCTAAGATCGTGTCCCTGTTCCAGTTGCGCGTATCAAATGACTGCATCTCCGCGGGTGTTAAGGATACACGCTGGTAAGTAGCGCCGCTGCCCAATACAGCTATGCGCCCCGCATTCTTGCTTCCCCGGTGTTTCTTCTCCCAATTTTCTATGACCGCCTCAGCTTCTTGTGCTCCCAACGAATCTCCTGGTATCGAGATAACACCGCCGGGGATAGAGTTGTTTGCAAGCAACTTTGTCCCGCTCTTCGATGCCTGCCGTTCCTGCGATACTTCATCCTTGATGGGGACGACTTGATTCGCCCCCCGGTAGTTGTCTTCCGGATTCCACATCGGGAAGTGGATAACTTCCTCCGGCTTGAAAGGAACATCCATCGTACCCGTCTTGTACCGCCATAACACTATCTGCCGCGTAGCCTCATCTACCTTTGATATCATGTTTACAGGGTCAACAATGACTATCTGCTGAGGGAATCCCTTCTGCCCGCCCCAGCCGAGAATCCAGATAGCCTCACCTCTGATACAGCGCCAGCCCTCGGTCTCCTCCCAGAGCTGATACTTCGACCTGCCAGACTGCCCGTGATTGAATAGTTCATAAGCAGGTCCATCCTCTATCTCTGTATCACCTTTGTAGAGCTCGAACACAGCGCGCGCCAGATTCCTTGCCCTGCTTGCTATCGCTATGTTAAGCCATGCGAC